CCGTGACGACGAGCGAGGTGTTAAAGCGCCCGGGGAGCGGGTAGAACGTGCCAGCGACCGGGCTGAAGGTGCCGACCATGGCTGATGCGCCATCCGACACCGCGAGCGTGCCGCCCGTCGTGGATGCGACGAAGATACCGAGCATACCGCCCGTTCCCGTATATACGGTCGTCGTGCTGGTGATGTTCTTGTAGTTCTGACTCTCTGTAACCGGATTCATATTCTCGCCCTCCGGGGCTGTCTGTCGTGTGCCGCCCACATATCGTTCAGCGACACTTGGTTTTGCGGGCCGACGATCAGCGCCTTGGGTTCAAGCGCGGCTGCAGTCGTCGGTTCCTGCCGCCATGCAATCGCTAACATTCGGAAGGCATCCGCAGGGTGGCTCGTCCAGTCGTGGCGAGGGGTCTGCCGAAATGCCTTCTTGTCCTCGTCGTATTCTCGCTGATATTGCCTCAAGGCTTCAATACCATCTTCACAGCGTTTGTCAAACCATACTCGTGGGAGCATCTGTCTGACGGCTTGGATACCGTCCTGCACGGATAGGTCAGGGACGATGGCAAGTTTGCTCACACCGAGGAACTCGGCCATCTGCTCAATGATGCTCTTGCCGCCCGAGGCGAGCGTCTTAGCCCGAGCGTCATGCGGTAGCCAGTGCTTACCGTATTTGTACCCTCGGTCACGGATGATCCCGGCAAGGTCAGCGATGGATGCACCCGAAATGCTGAAGAAGTCCACAACGTGAATCTCACCGCCCACCACTTGGTAGAACCAGCACGCGGTGTCGTCCTTGTAGCCCAAGTCCCATGCGGTATGTACGGGTAAATGCTCGTCCACGGGGACAAAGCCGATGCGGCCCTGATCCTGCGCTTCTCGCAACTCTCGCCCGTAAAAAGCACCGAGGATGGCTGCTTCAAATGAGCACTCGTACTCCTGTAGGTACTGATCCTCGGTCAACTGCGCTCTAGCGGCGGCTAACTCCGATTCCGGGAGTAGCCGGGACTGACTGGCCGGTAGGCGCAACAGGAACCAATCGCCGGGGTCTTTCTGTGCGGTCTGGTATACCTGCCAAAACTGGTTCTTTCCCTTTGGCGTACCCGCAAAAACGCACCATCCTTGTTTGTCACTGAGGGCCGGTCTCAAGACGTTTCCAAATACACTCGGTTTGAAGTCTCCATATTCATCAAGATACAGGCCCGAGAACCCCAGCCCGCGCATGTTATCGGCCGAATCTCCTCCGAAAAGTCCGATCTTGGCCCCATTGGTCAGCACAAGCGTCATCATTTGCTCGTTCGCTTCCTTGATGAGCGGGGCTGCGTAGAACTTGAAGTAGTCCCATGCGATCCGGCGTGCTTGGTTCTGGTAGGGGGCGACGTAGCCAAATAGCCCATTGGGCGCTTGGTACATCGCGGCTGCCCGAATGATGTCGTTGACCGCTGCGACCGTCTTGCCTGCCCGTCTATGTGCGACAAGGCACGCCCAACGCTTTGTCCGTTCGTGAAACGGTAGAAATGCCCGCCGAGGGTTGTACGGCAGCAGGATGTCAGTCAATCGGGTTGCCCCAGCGGATGACTTGTTCTGTTTTCTGGGGGCCCCCGTTTGGGCCTGTCACCTCGGTGCGCTGGAGTTTAGGCACATGGTATTCCAGCAAAGAGGTGAACGAGTCAAAGGCGGCCTGTGAGCCCTTTTCGGCTGCAATGTTATCTAGCCATTCCTGCAGGCGGTTCGCATTTCCGTCAACAAACTGTGCGACGGCTTCTCTGGCAGCCACAGTCGCCTTGTTAGGCGTTCCTGCTCGCCTTCCACCTGTTTTTTTTCCCTTTGCCATCTATTTCGCTCTACTTTAGATCAGGAGTGAAACAGTTTACCCTTTCTTGGGCATATTTCGCATGGCTGCCGCAAGTTTCTTGCCTTTGTCGGCTTGGTTAAAGTCTTTGGCTACGCTTTGGGAGATGCCTACCCGTTTAGCAAAAGCGGGATCGTGTGCCGCCGCAGCCATGAACCGTCGCTGTTTGTCGGAAGTGCTGGGCATATCACTCTCGCTTCAGAATCTTGACCTTCTTTTCCTCGCCGGGGAACACCACGAAGTTGCGGGTTCCTGTGCCGCCTTGGCCTCGGCTGCCAGCGTCTAGGTAGCGGATGCCGGGTATACCCATTTGTCGCAGCCTGTCAGATGCGGTAATTGCTGAACGCCCCCCTGCGCCTTGCGACATTTCTGCATACAAATCGGCCCCGTTTTTACTCGCGTACCAATCGCGTATGTCGTGAATTTGGTTATGGTCTATGCCGGGGGCTAATCGTTCTAGTTGCGCCCAATTACGAGCGGCGATGTCATTCCCTTTAAAACCCTTACCTTGAGCGATCACCATTTCGTCAGACCCGTTAATCATTTTCAAGGCTAACGCTTGCGCTTGTGGCGGCAAACTTCCTAAATACGATGCCTCCATTTCGTCAACATACTGCGTTAGTCCTGCGTTTTTCAGGGCTTGCCGAACCGCTTTCGGTTGCTCACTTAACGGCTTATCCCAATCCAGCATCCGATCTACCATTTCGTCGGGTAGGTCGGCGGTGTACAGGTTGCCCTTTGATTGATTAAATTTGTCAGCGTTTTTTTCTAACCAATCAGCAGCATCTTTTCTGCCAATCTTTTTCAATGTTTCTGTTTTTTCTTTAATGGTTGTGCCGGTGGAAGATTGACTCATCGCGTATTTTGCGAGCCCTTCTGGCGATTTTTTGTCAGAAAAGTCTTGCAGCCATTGACCATTAAAATACACATTGTCTTTGCCTTGCACAGGCACCAATCCACCGCCTCCCGTTGAGTAGTGTTGAGCGACATTCGGGCTTTCGGCAAGGTAAATGCCATGTCCATACGCTTGTGCGCCCTCACCCGTGCCGATCTTGCTGGCGTCAAACTCCTCAAAGCGGTGCGGGCTGCCGTGGTAAACGTCAATTTCGCGCATTACGGGGTCAAAACCCTTTAACGCCCCAATTAAGCGGTTCACCGGGATTGCTGAGGCTGCTGCCATTGCCATACCGGCCTTATCGTCAGCCCGACGGGCGCGTTCAAAGTCACGGGCGGCAAGGGCTGGCCCCACACCCGGCACAAGGCTCCCACCCATCTCCAGCGCCATATCTATGGCATCGGTGTCCTGCGGCTGGTCTAGGCTCGTCAGGCGCTCGTAGCGGCGTTTTACGTCGGCCTTGTCACCAAGGTACTTGAGTGCGGCTGCGACTTGTTCGCGGCGTACTGGCATGTTTATGCGAGATTGGTCAACTTGTAGCGTAGAGACAACACTTCGTCCACGACCGAATCAAACAGGTTGACGAGTTCGGGGTCTTTCGGGAGTACCTCGCGCATTTCGTCAAGGAACGCCATCAGTTTGTCGGCGTAAGCCTTAGGGTCTTTGTGGCTGTGCGTTTCGGTCGGGTAGTTCGTGATTAGCCCGTAGCGACCCTGATAGCCCTCAGCCCATGCGTCCACGAGGTCAGGGATCGCGGCGTAATAGTTACCGAGTGCCTTGTGCTGCGCGTAGGACTTGGTGGCAAGGTGCTGCAAGTGAGCGACCGTGGCGCTGTGCAGCATCGTGGCAACAAATACCCCGGCTGACTTGTCGTGGCTGGCCATTACTTCATCATCTCGTAAAGGCTGGACTTTTTAGTCTTGCGCTTGGGCTTCTTGCCCTCGTCCTCGTCCTTTTCTTCGGCTTTTTCGTGGGCTTCGCTTTCGTCGTCTAACGCATCCAGCGCGGCCATCAGTTTTTCTTTACGAGTGTCAGGCATGGAATTACCCCAAGAATAGGCTTAAATCCGAGGCTATAGAGTTTATGTTAAGGTTGCAAGCATGGAAACAATTTCCGATAACTACCTTGCAGAGCAGCAGAAACTCCACGAAAACCCGGACTATGGCGTGGCTTCCATTGTCTTTGCTCCGATCGTCGCCAAACTCATGCGCGACAACGGCTGGAAATCTATTCACGATTACGGTGCAGGGAAACAAAACCTTCGCCGTGCGCTAGAGGTTGAGCGTTTAGAGTTCCGTTACTCGGCGTATGACCCTGTGTTTCCCGAGTATGGTGAGCCCAACCCGGCTGACCTCGTGTGTTGCATTGACGTACTAGAACACATTGAACCTGACCGACTTGATGCGGTGCTGGATGATTTAATGCGGATCGTGACCCGTTTTGGGTTTTTTAGTATCCATACCGGGCCAGCGACCAAAGTGTTATCGGATGGCCGTAACGCCCATCTCATCCAAGCACTCCCGTATTGGTGGCTCCCGCACCTCTGCAAGCGGTTTGAGATTCTGCACCTTCAAGCCCATCGGCTGATGGGGCCGGGGTTCTGGGTGGTCGTCAGCCCTCTCCCGGACCACACGCCTCCAGCCAACGCTGGGTAAGTTCCACAACCGCGATCTGTGCGTCACGGGCGACGTAGAACTCGCCCCTCGGCTCAAATATCTCTTGGAACTTTTCTTGGGTCGGGCGTAGTTTGCCGGTCTTGACCTTGATCTCTACCCAACACACCCACAGCCGCCTATCAGGCAGCGGGCGCGTCACAAGCCTGTCAGGGACATATCCCGCCCCAGCAAAATCGTGGACGGTAAACCCTGCCGCTGTCAGGGCTTGCCCAATCTCGCTGTCGTTCGCGTCCCTACGTCGGGCGTATCTCATCGGTTTGCGATGACGAGGAGAAGGTACATCAACACAGCATCCATCAACGTCCCGCCGAGAACGGTGGTCGTGAGATAACACACCGCCGCGACTAAAAGGGTCGGTAGCCAACTCATCGGTTGCTGTTCGGCGGGATGATGGTCATTTTCCAGCCCTTCGGTGTCTCTACAAACCCCACCGCCTTGAGTTGCTCAACACTACGGCAGTTCCCGTCAATTCTGCGATGTTTCCGCAGGGTTTCCGGTGTCACGAACGTCTGCTTGCACTCTTTGCATACCCGAATCTTCTTCGGTAATGGCGTGGTGTTTCTCAATAGCACGGGCAAACTCATAAACTGATTTGTAGCACACTAAACCGGGCCATAGGGCTGCAATCTCGTCATCCGTTAGCGGCTTTCGCACGTTCCTTCAGCCTCGCTAAACCTCTTTCTCCGAATAAAAATCTTACCATTCCAACTAACGACGGTTCGCCAAGAATGGCGGCAGCGTCAGTCTCGCGGATAAGTTCACCGATACGCGCCTTAACTGCCTCGCGCTGCCCCGGCCCGTCAAGGTAGCCGGGGCGAGCGATCAAGGCATCGTAATACCGCAAACGGTTCAGCGGCGTTTCTAATACTGCCGAGGCCCAATAGTCAGCCGACTGCTTTATCCCTCTCGCGCTCCGCTCGTCCGGCTGACCCTGCGGGCCGGACTTCGCCGCGCTCGGGTACATGGTTTCATCGCCCATCGTCGGTTCTCTTGGCTACAACGCTCAACACCCCGCCAACCGTTACCTTGGCTAACCCTTTTGGCTTATGGATATTGGTTATTGGATATTGGTTATTGGTTAGCATACCGTTCGCATTGCGTTCGCTATGCGTTCGCATCCACCTTTGCTGGGCGCTTAATTTTGCTTTTGCTTGTTTTTCATGGATTTTTTCCAGTTCTCGCATCGCCCGAGGGTTCACATAACCGGACGCGGTAAGAACGAAAAAACTGTTTAGGACGGCACGGATATGCTCACGTTCCCGTCCGTTCTTGGGGCGACATAATTGCATCGCCTCCTTCTCGGAGAACGGTTTTTCGGTCGCGTAGAAGCGATCTAACAGAAGGTTATAAACGCCATGCTCAAAGGTTGTGAGATGGCCTGTATCTCGGGCGTAGTCCCCGAGGTGACGAGTGTAAAAAAGCATTGTTTTGCCCATTCATGGTTAGTTGATCCATGCGTGGGCTTGACAGGCATTTCCCCCGGAGCCTAATCTTGCACCACGCTATTGCACATCCCAAAGCGTATAGGCTGCCAACCAGCCGCGTCAAGCCCCCGTTGCCCCCGCTCGGGGGTTTGTCGTTTATGGGGCCGTATAACCGCATTAGCGGCTTTGTGGGGGCTTTACCAGCCCAGCCTTCAATTGCCATAGCCGAGCCGCTGGCACGGCCCCTGCCTTAACCCAATGGCTCACGGCCCCTTTGGTGACCCCAAAAGCCTTGGCTAGCGCCTGTTGGCTACCGTATTTGTTTATCAATTTCTGGATGTCCATAGCCGGGAGTTTAGGGGGTTAAACTTTTTTTTGCTAGAGGTATTGCATTTCGTTTGTTTAGGGGGCTAAACTATTGACGTTGACAGACACAACACAGGAGCAACAGATATGCAAACCCGAGAATACCCCGTTACCCGTTACACCAGCGTTGAAGGCTGTGGCAATGAATGGCGCGTTTATAACAACGTCCAAGGCATTGTTTTAGAGCGTGTTTATCGTTCGTATGCTGAAGCCAAACAAGCCGCCCGTGAAATTGGCAGCCAATATTACTATGTAGAACGCCGCGCCGCTTGGCGCTAACAGGAGCAACAGATATGTCTCACACCTGCACTACGGAACTCTATCTACTCGGCACACTTTGGGAAGTAGAGATTGAATTCTCTTACGACCCCGCCGAACCTGACGTTGGACTTTCTGAAAACGTCTACGTTGAGAATGTATGGCTGCTCGGCTACGCGCCCGAGGGCGACGGCAAGTACATTCCGTGCCACATCAAAGCCGACATCCAATGTATGTCCAAGGCTGATTACGAACTCTGCGAGGCTCGGGTGCATGAGTACATCCGTACCGCTGCCCGCGAAGCCTTTGACGATTCCCACTCCTACGAGGATTGAGACATGCGAAACATAGACCGTTTCCTGATTTTGTGTATTGCCATAACCGTTGTGTTCCTAATCGCCGCAACCGTTGACCGCTGCGATGGCGGCTGCAATACGACAGAGGAGGTGCGTAATGGAAAATAACCGCTTTGATGATGACTCGTGGTGGCATCAGCAGGACTTGGAGATGCAGGAACGCGACGAGGAAGAACGCACCGAACGCTGTAACGCTGCACTCGCTGAATTGACCAGCATTATCAATGAAGAACTCAACAAGATTTTACGGAGCCGACGATGAGCGAATTACTGAAGATCAACGTCAACGACCACACCGAGCGTAAGGGCAATCTCACTTACTTGAGTTGGGCGTGGGCGTGGGCAGAAATGCTCAAACTTGACTCTAACGTGCGCTACACGGTTCACGAATACGACGGGATGCCGTTGTGTTACTTGAAGGACGGCACGGCGATGGTCAAGGTCTCTGTGGAGTTCCGCGAGACGATTAAAACTTGCATCCTGCCGGTGATGGACAACCGCAACCGCCCAATCGTCAACCCTGACTCGTTTGCGACGAACACCGCAATACAACGAGCCGTCACAAAGTGCTGCTCACTATTTGGATTGGGCCTGTACTTGTACGCGGGAAGCGACTTGCCAGAAGGTGAAACTGCCGCACCGCAGATTGACCCCGACCTTGTGAACCTGATCGCGGGCGCTGCATCGCTGGACGAACTGACTAAGTTGTTCAAGCGCCTAACGAAAGAACAGCGCATGACGCACATTGATGCCTTTACCGCCCGCAAGAAGGAACTGACTACACCCCCGGAGGCTGCATGACCCGCGACGACATTATTCAGATGGCGCGTGAGGCGCAAGAAGTTTCTTTTGCTTCAGGATCAAACGTATGGACATTTTCAACAGAAGGAATTGAACATTTTGCCGTTCTTGTTGCCGCAGAAGAATGTGAAGCGTGTGCAGAGTTGTGTGACGACCTTGCAGATTTATGGAATGACGATGGACACCCCGGTAAATCGGCTGGCGCACGGATTTGCGCTTCAGACATACGCGAGAGAAATGCATGAAAAAAGCAATTGTCACCGACCGATTGCAGGGGCCGCAGCAAGCCGACCGTGAGGTGTGGTTGCAAGCCCGGTTGGGCAAAGTGACCGCCAGTCGTGTGGCTGATGTTGTAGCCAAAACCAAGAACGGCTATGGCGCATCCCGCGAGAACTATATGGCGCAGTTGATCTGTGAGCGTCTTACCGGCAAGCCCACCGAGGGTTTCTCTAACGCCGCGATGGAGTGGGGGGTGCAGACCGAGCCGCAAGCACGGGCCGCGTATAGCGCCAAGACAGGCGAGTTGGTGGAGGAGGTCGGGTTTATCCCGCACCACGACATCCCCGGCTCTGGAGCGTCCCCGGACGGTTTTGTAGGCGAGGGGCTGATAGAGATCAAGTGTCCGAATACGGCTACGCATTTGGAATACGTTTTAGCGGGTAAGCCCCCAGAACGCTATGTGACCCAAATGATGTGGCAAATGGCGGTAACAAGTGCGCCGTGGACGGAATTTGTGAGTTACGACCCACGCCTACCCGAGCATCTGCAAATGCTGATTGTACGTGTGGCGCGTGACGCTACACGAATTGCAGAGTTAGAGGCCGAGGTGCGTAAGTTCCTCGGTGAGTTGGAAGATAAACTGAAGCAACTGGAAAAGGTGAAACTGTGAATTACGATCCGAACATGAAAGGCGTGTTGTTTAAGAACGACAAGGGCGAGAACGCTAATAGGCCCGACTACCGAGGCACCTGCGTGATTAACAACGTGGATTACAACGTCTCTGGCTGGATTAAGGCGAGCAAAAAGACGGGCGATAAGTT